CAATAGGACATGGACTTAGTTCAGCACCAGAAATGTATGTAGTAAGAAATAGAAGTGATGCTGCTGATTGGAGAGTTGGACAAACTGTTGCAGGTAATACTATGACAGGTGGTAATGGATATTACATGGAATGGAACGCTACTAAAGGTAGCACAAACCCTGGTAGTGCTGTTACATGGGGTTCAACACCAACTGCACCAACAGCATCTGTATTTACAGTTGGAAGTAATAATGCACATAATGGTTCAAGCGATAATATGTTAGCATATTGTTTTCATTCAGTTAAAGGATATTCTAAAATAGGATCATATATAGGAAATGGAAATGCTAATGGAACATTTGTTTATACAGGATTTAAACCAGCATGGTTCATGTTGAAATCAACTTCTGGTGAAGCTTGGAATATTTACGACAGTAAAAGACTAGGATTTAATGATAGAAACGATCAAATTTTAGCAAATACAAATGGTACAGAGGGAGACACTTCTTCATGGAGAATAGATATTTTAAGTAATGGAGTAAAAATAAGAGGTAGTGATAGTGGTGTAAATAATTCTGGAACAGCATATCTTTATATGTCATTTGCAGAATCACCCTTTGTAACATCAACAGGTATACCCAACAATGCAAGATAAAATTAATTAAGGAGAAATATGGCCTACATAGGAAAAACACCGACAGTCGGAAACTTTCAAAAGTGCGATGCTATTAGTGTCGTCAATGGACAGGCTGCCTATACCCTACAGGTAGGTGGTTCTAATGTGTCCCCAGAAAGTCCCAATCATATACTAGTATCACTCAATGGGGTACTTCAAGCACCAACAGATTCTTACACAGTTTCAGGGGCTACCCTGACTTTTGCATCAAATTTAGCAACAGGAGATTCTATTGATTTTGTAATATTACTAGGTAATGTTCTTGATCTTGGAGTGCCAAGCGATGCAACTGTAACCAATGCAAAGATAGCAAGTAATGCTGCTATTGCTACAACAAAACTTGGTACTGGTGCAATTTTGCAAGTTCAATCTACTTTAAAAACTGATTCATTTTCATCAAGCAGTACATCAACTGAAGTAGATGTAACTGGCTTATCAGTTAATATTACACCTAGTAGTTCATCATCTAAAATTTTAGTTATGGCTCATGTTACTGTAAATAGTAATGGAACATCTGGAGTTCACATTAAAATTAAAAGAGATTCAACAGTGGTTGGTGCTGGTAGTGATGGTTCAAGAACACCATTTGGTTTTGTTACTGATGCTGGAAAAGCAGATACTAATAGAGCATTAACAACTGGTGGTTATAGTTTTATTGATGAACCTTCAAGTACGTCACAACTCACATACAAAGTAACTTATCAACAATTTAATAGTTCCAACACAGTAAAAATAAACACCAATGGTACAGTAGGTGGTGATGCCTTTGATGATATTTTTACATCAGGAATAACAGTAATGGAGATAGCTGGATGATAATAGATGCAATTTTAAAAATAAATCCTAATGCAAAAGTAACTGTTAATGCAGAGGACTATAATCAAATAACTTGGCATGATGGAACTACACCAATAGCTAAAGAAGATATTGAGGCAATGATGCCAGTTGTTGAGAAAGAATTAAAAGATGCACAAACACAAAAAGAAACAGACGCATCTAATGGAAAACAAAAACTAAAAAATTTAGGTTTAACTGACGCTGAAATAAAAGCGTTAATAGGAGTATAACACATGTCAATCATAACAACAAATGCAAGAGGTTTAGCATCTGATGCTACTAATTTAGTTAAAATAAGTTCAACTACTATATCAAGTGGTACTAGTGCTGTTGAATTTACTTCTGGAATTGATAGCACATATAATATTTATTGTTTTAGATTTGTAAGTCTTCATTGTGGTACAGACGATAAAGATTTAGTATTTGCTTTAAGTACAGACGCTGGTTCATCTTATAATGTTGCTAAAACTGGTAGTGGTTATCAACAATATATGAATGAAGCAGATGGTTCAGATATAGCTATAGCAATAACTTCAATTTTTAGTTCACAAGCAGTTACAGGTACTATAAAAATTGGACACAGTTTAGGGACAGATAATGACCAGGCTTGTAGTGGTGAATTTTGGCTATATAATCCATCAAGCACAACTTTTGTAAAAAATTATTATTCAAATATACAAAATTATCATCAATCAAATTTTGCTCAACAATATATTTGTCAAGGATATGGAAATACAACCAGTGCAATTACAGGAATAAAATTTCAAATGGATAGTGGAAATTTAGATGCAGGAACAATAACTATGTATGGAGTTAAAAATTAATTATGCCTAGATATAAAATAAAAAATGGTATTAGAATACAATTAACATCTGAAGAAGAGGCTGCAAGAGATGCTGAAGAAAAAGCAGTAGCAGATGCTGCACCTGCTAGAGCTTTAGCTAACCTTAGAGCTAAAAGAAATAGACTTCTTGCTGAAACTGATTACTTGGCTTTATCTGATAATACTTTATCAAATGATATGAAAACATACAGACAGTCTCTTAGAGATTTACCTTCAGGTAAAGATACTGTTGAAAAATGTAAAAATGCTACGTGGCCAACTAAACCCTAATGGCTAAAAAGTTTAAAGCATACGTAGAAAGACCAAAGCCAAAAAAAAGACCAAGGGTTCATAAAAAAAATAAAAATAAACAAGAGAAACGTAATTTTAAAAAATATAATCGACAGGGGAGATAATGGCAACACCAGATGAAATAAAACTACAAAAAGGCTCAGTAGCACCTACTCAAACAGAGCAAACAGGTAGTGCCAAAGCTGTAAGTCTTATAGAGAGTTTAGCAGCTGGTACACCTAGTCTACCTAAAGGCACAACAATTAATCCTCAGTTACAACAAACTGGGACAACAGAATTATTAGGACAACCAGGACAAGCTCCTGTTACTGTAACAGCTGCAACACCAGGTACAGGTTTATCAGCTGCTGTACCTACAACTGCCGCAGCACCAACTATAGCTGCACCAGGTGCATTAACAGCTGCAACTACTACAGCACCAACTGCACAAGCTGCACAAACTATGACGGCTGCACAGGTAGCAGGTACTACTCCTACAGTTACTGCTGCAACTGGAACTGTATCAGCTCCTATGACTGCAGCTCAAGGAACTATTACATCTGATGCTACAGTAAAAGGACAATTACAAACATTACAGAATGAAGTACAAACAGCATTAGCTTCTGGTAATCCCCTACCAGTATGGGCTAGAGGTGCTGCAAAAGCTACTGAAGCCGCAATGGCTAATAGAGGTTTAAGTGCTAGTTCAATGGCAGCTGAAGCATTAGCTGAAGGTATTATGCAATCTGCTATACCTATAGCTGCACAAGATGCTGCTACATATAAGCAGATGATATTTCAAAACTTGTCGAATAATCAACAAGCTAATATCACTAATGCACAAGCATATCTTAAAATGGATATGGCTAATTTGTCTAACAAACAACAAGCTAACTTAGCAAACTTAAATACTAGACAATCATTTTTATTATCAGACCAAGCTGCTGCTAACGCTGCATTTCAATTTAATGCATCTAGTCAAAATCAAGTCAATCAATTTTATGATAAACTAAGTGCAACTATAACTGAACAAAACTCTGCTAGAATAGATGCAATGAATAAATTTGCTGAAGCAGAAAAAAGTAAAATTAATGCATTAAATACACAAAATACTATTGCAGTAAACGAAGCTAATGCAAAAAGAGAAGCTAGTTTAAATCAATACAATGCAACATTAGAGAATCAAAGACAGCAGTTTAATGTTAACAATCAAAAAGAAATTGACCAATCAAATGTAGTTTGGAGAAGAGCTATTAATACAGCTAATACAGCTGCAGTAAATGCTGCTAATCAAGCTAATGCACAAAACATATTAAATTTATCTAACTGGGCCTTATCATCTTTATGGCAACAATGGAGAGATGAAGCATCATGGGTAAATACTTCTTCAGAAAATATGGAGAATAGAAATCATAACTTAGCTATGGCAGCTATGGAAAGATCTACAGCTTTTGAATTACAAGATCAAGCATCTAAAGATGCACTATATCAATTGATTGGTAAATTTGGATTTAATATATAGAGGTAATTAATGATTAGAGATATACTAAAAAAAGCTACAAAAACTGCAATAACTTGGGGAGCAGGTAAACTTGGTGTACCCGCCCCTGTAACTGCTGCCGTTACAGGATTTACAGATAAATTATTTACTAAAATAGAAGGTGTAGATAGTGGTCCATTTAGACCTATAAATACAAATGTACAAATGCCAAGTTTTGGCGGTAGAATGAGATATAGTAGACCATCAAGCTCTAGAGCAGCTGTAGATTATGCAAGAACAGTTAACCCTGAGACATTATATGCTGCATGGGATGCAAGACTAGGTAGGTATTACACACAAAAATATAAAGTTGCTAGAACAGTAAAAGGAAAAGTAGTATAAGGAGATATTATGGATGAATTTGGAGAAGGTATAGGAAACCCATTTGATACACCAATTCCTGGACAGTCATTAACAGATGAGCCAGGCAATTACCCTTGGGAGCATCCACCTCAATTTGTAGAAACAGATGAAGCTGCAGATTACCTATGGGATAAAATGTCAGAGCCAGAAATTGCAGAGCAAGTTATAGCTTTGTTAGATGCAGGTGTACCTGTAGAAGCTATAGGCAGAGCAGCATTATTTGGTGGATTTTTAAATGGAAAATTTACTCCAGATGTAGCTTTTATAATTGCAGAGCCTGTAATGAAAATGATTTTAACTATAGGTGTAATGGCAGGTATTAAAGATATTAAAGTATCTATGGATGATATTACAAATAAAAATGAAATAAGGTCAGCAGTTAGATTAAAACAAGAAGCAAAAAGAATAGGGCAAGAAGTTCAAGAAGAAATTAAACAAAAAGGTATAATGTCTAAGCCTGAGACTGAGGAGATTTAATAATGAGTTTTTTTGATAAAATAGCAGACGTAGCAAAAGAAGTAGGAAGACCTGCTAGAAATATTGCAATAGGTTATTTAACAGAAAAGATAGAAAATACTAGAGCAGCTGATGCACGAAATGCTAAGTATATAGAATTAGCAACTAATCAATATTTTAATGAAGATAGACCAAATTTTATTAAACAAGAAGAAGAAAGATATAATAATTTTCTTAAAATAAAAAGAGATAAAGGTTTACCATTTGCTCAATTTGCAGATAGTGAAGCTGGTGGATTTGCTACTACTAATGCACAACAAACTGAAATATTTTTAAAGAGAGTAGCTGAACTTAAACCTGAACAAATAAAAACTATTGAAACGTCATTTAATGAAAGAAGAAAAAAAAGAGCTGAATCATTTGATGAAAAAAATGCATTTATAAGAAAACAATTTCAAACTATGCCAGGTGGTCCTGGAGATATGAATGTTATGAGTGTATTTTTTCCTAACGAAGGTGAGGATATTGCAGAGGTAGGAGTTAAGCAGCCTTCTAAAATGGATACAGAAATGCAGCCAACTGTAGATCAAACTGGTGGGTTACTAGATATTGTTGATGAAACATATGATATTAATAATCCTAAACATCTTCAACTTGAAAAAATAGCTGCAGGAGCTTTTGATAAACAATTTTTTGATAGGGTTCAAAATAAATATAATTTTTCTATACCCGCTGATAAAAATCCAGATGGTAGTTTTAGAGATGCTAGATATGTAACATTGCAATTTATAAAACAAGGATATGATGATGCGGTTAATAATGGCTATAATCTTGGTTTTACAAATTATGCAAGAGATAAATTTGTTCAAGGTGTATTAGATCGAAGAGGTATTAAAGGTTTTACAGGTACATTACCTTTAGGTACTACACAAGCACAACCAGCAGATGTAGGTCCAGCAGATGTAGGGGCTATGCCAGGTGATGGTAAAAAATTTGATACGCCAGCTGTTAGTAAAGTAGATGTTGGAGAAGATCCTAAAATAACTACTGAAATACCAAGTGGTGCTAGTGGATCTCCAGCAACAGTAATTAATGATTTAAGAGAAATCATAGCTAAAATAAATGATAGTCAAACATTATCTGAAGAAGAAAAAATTAAAAGAGTAGAACAGGCAAGAGGGCGTGCTATAGAAAGACTTAAAGAAATGGGTGCGTTTAATGAATCTATATTAAGACAAATTTAATTTATAATTATGGCTGAAAATATATTTAAGGATCTCTTACCTGAAGAGGATAGAGGTTTTGAAGATAAACCAAAATCTAATAATATGTTTATTG